CAACCCTTTGTTTTTCGGCGTCTCTTGCGTTAGCTTCTGCTACTACAATTGCTCTAGCTCTTGATTTGTTTAGTTTTCTTTCATGCCTTAAAGCTTTACGCTGTTCTTCAGACATGGCGTCATATTGTTTTTGATTTATTCCATAACTTTGGGTTATTCCAGCAGCACGTCTGTCTCTTACTTCTTTTCTTGCTGCTGCACGTTCTCTAGATCTTTCATTAGTTTTATCTAGAGCCATTGTCTTCTTTGCTTCAGCTTCTGAAATTCTCTTGTTTGTATTTCTATCGTAGAAATGACCCTTTTCAGTTACTCTAACTCTTTCAGTACCGTCGATGTATGCTGATGTTGTAGCTTTACCAGCCTTAGTAACATCCTTTTCTCCGTCTTCAATTCCCTTAACTACACCATCTACCATATTTTCTGCTGAAGTTTCTACAAGCAGTTCAGATGGAGAATTTGATCTTGATGCAGTATTTAGCCCTCTTGCAAGCAGTGCTTCTGGAGATTCACGAAGAATTCTTGCATAATTTGAGAATCTGTTTGCTCTACCTGTCGTCGTCGACTCTTTATTTTGATTTTTAGCATCAATTAGTTGATTGGCAACTCTAGCTTTTTGATCACTAGTAAGGGTTTCTGATTGCATGATCGCATCAGCTTGGTCTTTTAGACTACCTGGAACCATTACGCTAACTTGATCTAAGAATCTGCTACCCCTTACTCTAGCAAAATCGTCTCCAAACAATCTTTGCATGAAGTTGGTGGCTTTATCTCTTCCATAAAAAATTTCCCTGGTTTTCTTTTGGAGATCTCCCCCAAGACTCTTGAGCCACGTCGTAGTTCTGCCACTAGAACTGGCTCCTCCTGGAACGGCTGGAGTCATTTGTAGTCCAGCTACAAAGTTAGAATCTTTAATAATTCTTCGAATTCTTGGATCTTCTATTTGAAAAACGGAATCCCTAGTTGCTCGACTATAAAATTTATTAGTTTCGTTTTCAGTAAGTTTTCTGCCAGGGTCGCTGGCTGCTGCAGCCTGTAACTGACTGGCATATGATCTTTCTACATTGCTGATGTATCTGCGGAGCTCGCTGTCTGGAATACCGTGGTTCTGTGGAAGTCTCGCTAAGATCCCAGATCCAAAAGCTCCTCTAGGCAATCTTGCAAGCTCATCAGCATGTTGCTGGGCGGTCAAGCCACTGGCTCCTACAGTTGCAGTCGCTACATTGGATTGCTTAGTAATTGTTTCTATAAGATTTGGGTATTGAGTAATCTTAGTAACACCCTTAGCCCTAAGTTCCTCAATTTCTGTTGTATATTCTCTCCAGAGCTTTTCTGCATCAATGCCTAGTCTGTCAAATGCTCCAGTTCTTACCCCCTTTGTCCACTCTCTACGAGCCAGCTCTGTGGCCTGCTCTAGGGTTAAGTTTCTAGTTCCTGAAGCCATGTGGCCAGAATTAACAGCCGTGCTGTGGGGGAAGTCAACTCTTCTATCTTCACCTGGTGGCTGTACGGGGATTCCACTAGGAACGCTTTGTTGATACCCAGGAATATTCTCAGCAATTATTCCCTTAATTAGGTCTTGATACTTTGCTGACTGCTTTGCTGGAATTACAGCTTCGCCAGGAGCAAGCATTGATGGAACAACATCCCCTGCACCCTTTGGTCCAGGTACTGAGAAGACTCCATCCTTGTACCCTGGAATACCCATTTGTTTAAACAGTCTTGCAGCAAGGTTTAATTTTGGTGGTGGGTCAGCAACTACTGGTCTTCTTATGTATCGCTCTTGCTTAATTCCGTAGTTACCATCTTTTTGCGTTACTGGAAGTTCGTTATTTTCATATCGATGGTTTATCCTATTTCCTTTTGCATTAAGAGTGGTTCCATAAAGTCCTGCGTTAGAAACAATAGACCTTAGTCTTTGAAGCATTGTAAACTTTGGCATTCCTACTGGAATTTTTAATCCTTGCTGACGAAGGGCTTGTTGCAATATTGGTATTAGTTGTGGCTCAGTTACAACAATTTTCTTAACATCTTTGAGAGTAAACCCGCCCATAATCTGAGCTTCAAAAAAGTCTTTGTCTTTTGATGTATAGGATCCCTTAATCTCATCTTTATTTCTTGTTCCTAGCTTAGCTGGTGTTCCAAATCTATCCAAAGATCTGTTGTAGCTATCTCCGTAAGTAAAAGTAGTTCTGTCTTTTATATTACGGTTTTTCAAAATCATTGCAGTATTGCCATACCTAAATGTTTTTGGGTTCATCAATGAAGCGTCTCTGTCCTTAAATATACCTTGATAAGCAGACCTTGTAAGGCTCCTGTCTTTCTTTCCAGTAAGTCTACTGAACGAGCTTTGCTTGCGTCCTATAAAGCGTTGACCTCTTTCTTCTTTAAACATATATCCATATGTTGGACGTTTTGAAGGATCTACATCTTGTGGTAAACCAAATAGTCTTTCTTCTGCATATGCCCTGTCTTTTTCGGTGTCTCCAGCATTACTTCTCTTGGTTTCAAATACGCTCTTGTACCTTTTGTCTTTGCTACCGATAAGACTGAGCAAATCTTTATCTTGCATTCTAACTGCAATTTTTGGATTAGATCTTATAAATTTGTTAGCAATAGAGTCTTGCCAGAAATTTGGCTCTGAGCCATGTGGTCCTAAACGGTTTCCAGTCATCAGCCTTAGAAGGCCTTCCCCTATTCCGTAATTACTGCCTTCTGGCTGAACCGCAGACTTAAACTTTGCAAATGGGTTACGGCCGAATCTAAATCCAGGAACGTTGTCTGCAATCATAGAAGAAATAAATCCACTGTACTTTTGAGCTTGTCTTGCAGGAATAACTGCCTCGCCTGGAGAAAGCATTGCAGGAACTATGTCCCCAGCACCTTTTGGACCTGGGACTGACAACACACCAGAGGCGTATCCTATGGCAGGGCCAGCTCCTTTAGGTGGTCTTGTTCTTGTAATAGGGGATCCAGTCATTGCAACTTGAGCGGCAATTGCTCTTCTGTAAGCCTCAGTTAGACCATTAACTGCTATTGCTTCAGAAGTAAAAGTTTGTCTTAGCTTTTGGTGCACTTGGTCTAGGGATGCTGCAACGGCAGAAGCTTCTAGCTGTTGCTGAGTCATGTACTCTGTTTGCATACCAAGCTGTGTACTTGCTGTGCCAGCTCTATTCATTGCAGTTTTAAAGAATACAAAACCCTTTACTACGTTGGCAACACCGTTAGCAATAAGACCAAAGCCCATCAAGAATACTGGTCCGATTACTCCAGCTATAGCAGTAAGGCCGACAACAAAGTTCTTTGCTCCGTCATCTAGCTCATCAAACTTTTTAAGAATCTTTGTTCCAAATTCTAGGATAGGGGTTACAGCTTTTAGGAATGCCTCTCCTAGTGGAATAAGAGTAACCTTTATATCTTCCAAAGCTTTTTGGAATTTAAACATTGGAGAGTCTTCAATTTTCTTAAGCTCTCTGGCGGATAGAACGGCAAGCTCTTCTGTAGTTGCATTAGCAAGACTTAAAACACGGCTTGCCTGATTACCCTCTTTAATAACGTTTTGAAATAATGTAGATAGACGAGAGAATTGGAACTTTCCAAATAGCTGTTCAATTGCTCTTGCACGATTTAGCGGGTCTAGGGTGTCAAGTGCAGTAGCAAAATCCATAACAAGACCTTTTACGTCTCCAGCGTTTGCCTCAACAATGCCTTTAATGTTAATCCCAAATCCTGCAAGCATTTCAGAAGCTCTGCCAGTTGGGTTAATCAAAGCCGCTAGACCAGACTTAAGTGCGTTTGCACCTTCTGAAGCGTTAATGCCACCTTCACGCATAGCAGTTAGGAAGAATGTTAGATCTTCTACGTCTCCACCTAGTTGCTGAACAACTGGACCAGCTTTAGGAATAGCAATAGTTAAGTCTTCAATAGATGTAATTGTTTGGTTTTCAACAGCGTTAAGAAAGTCAATTTTTCCTGCTAACTCTTCTGCAGAAACTCCAAAAGCATCTGTTAGTGATATTGTTGCTTGTAGTGCTTCTGCTTGCTCTACCCCACCGAGTACCGCTAGCCTTGTTGTTTCAGCAACTTGAGCATTAAGCTCTGCACCCATCTTTCCAGTAGCTGCAATGTCTGCGGCAAGCTCCATTGTTTTTGCAGCTGCAATTCCATACTTGGTAAATTCATTTGCAAGATTTTGGATATCCCTAACAGCTTTATCGGTTTCTTCTGTTGTGGTAAACATTTCACCATAAACACGCTTAAACCTAACAGCCTGCTTTTCCATATCCATGAATGTTTTTGCAGCTACGGTACCTAGCATTACAAGTGGAACAGTAAAACCAACCATAAGCTGACGACCAGCCCACTGAGTATTTTTACCAAAGTTTAAAAGATTAGTAGAACCCTGCTTAAGTAGCTGATTAAGTAGTGCTTGCCTTTGAGCAGCAATTTGGGTTTTTGTAGAAAGGTTTTCCATGTCAAGAGCAAGTGGTCTGACTGCGATTGCTCGCATAGCACCGTTTGCATCTCTACCCATCTTAATGTATTGAGTTTGCAAGTCTTTGACACGTTCACGTGCGACTTTGTTAATTGTATCAAATTCAGCCCTAAAAAATCTTCCGAAGCTTTTAGTTGCTGCTCCAGAATATCTGAAGTACTCCCCCATAGAGAGTTTATTTTTTTCAAGAGAGCTTGTAAAGGAATCTGTTGTCGTCTTTACATTTTTTATGGTAGCTGAAAACTGACCAGTTCTATTTATGCTGTTTAGCAGCGACTGCTGCATTTGCATTGAGGATGCACTAGCAGCAGCCCCAGATTTTGCCAAAGAGGTATGGAAGGCTGATATCTGTCGCTGAAGATTTTTGATATTGGCCAGAGCTGCGGCCGTATCAATATCAACTCTTATTCTGGCGTTGGCATCTTCAGCCATCCATTAACACCCTCTTTATTTAGCTAGTTCAAGACGTTGAGAGCTGTATCTCCTAGCTTTACGCCAGAAGCCTCCTCAACAATCTTGTAGACTGTAGGAAGATCTAGATTATCTTCCAAAGCCTTCAAATCTTCAGCCAAGTCGGGCTTGTACTGCTTCATTGCAATTTGAACACATTCCATCAGTAGGCTCATCGACTTGTCATTGTCTTCTGCTACATCTGTAATACCCTCAAACTTTTTCATAAAAGGACGCAACAGTGAAATCTTTAGTGGTCTCACCTTAACTTCTGTGCCGTCAATTAACTTAATTGTTTTCTCTTCGTATACTTCTGTACTCATATTTTTTGTATTCCTTCCGCTATGAGGCTTTAATAATTATAACACAAAAACCTTTTATTTTTTAGGCTTTTTGGTTAAATCTTCGTATCCAAGGCCCATTCCAATACCAAACCCAGCTTTTTGAGCATTCATTCCTTGAAGGGCCAGCACGTCATTTCCGTCCTTGGCTCTTCCACCGCTAAACACTCTAGCCTTCATTTCTTCCCACTTATTGCCAGAAGACTGTCCACTATTTTTATCTAGGTCTACCCCCTGGATAGCAGCCAAAAACTTTTTTTCCTGATAATCAAGATCTCTTTTTGACTCTAATGTTATTAGCAGTTCTGGCATAGATAGGTTAATCTCCAGGTCTGCATAGTCTTTCCATATGCCCAGCAAAAAAACTTCTGCTTCTAGCTTGGCTAAGTCTAGGCTCTGCCAAGAAGATCCACCTTCTTCTGCTTGCTCTTTTACTGGCTCTTCAGATTGCTCGTTAATTTTAATTCCTGCGGCTATTTCTAAGACCTTGTAGATTCCTGGTAAATCCATAGAATCTTCTAACTCATAAATTGTTGATATTTCTGGATGATACTGTTGCATAGCAATAGCAGCACAATTTGATAAAAAGATAATAGCTTCTTCGTCGTTAGTTGCAGTTTTTACAAACTCAAAAGCTTCCATAAACTCTCTTAAGTATTTTAATTTTAGTGGGGATAGTTCAATTTCTGTGCCGTCTACTAAGGACACTTTTCCTGTTTTGTATATTGTTGTTGCCATTATATAAGTATACCGCAAAAACAAAATTACCCAGCCTAAAAAGACTGGGTAACTCTGTATTATTAAGTTATATTATACTGATACTGCTGCTGGGATGGTGCGGTCTACGATCTTACCGTAGGATGCATCATTGTTTGGCAGTAGACGGAACGAAACCTCGTACATTGTTGGCTCATCACGCTTTGCAGAAACTGTAACACTCTCGATAGAAAGTGCACGGTATGCAACGTAAATACGCTCAACCTGCTCGTCTGGGTCACAGTCACCTGTACCTGGACCAACAGCCACTAGGCCACGCTCTACTGGACATTCTCCAATGTCACCAGCAGACATGTTTAGTGTCTTAGATCCAGCTTTGATTCCTGTTGCTCCTGCACTAACGGTTAGATCATCATCTCTACCAGCTAGTGAGAACAGCAAGTTCTCTAGTGTTGCCTCAGCAAAAGCAGTGTTCAGGTTAACCTGCATACCCTGCTTGTATAGCTTTGCAACGTCAAGAACCTGATCAACCTGTACCTCACCAAAATCTGGCTGGAACTGAATCTCAAGACCGTTCATTGTGTAACCAACGTTCTCAAAACCGCTGTCGTTCTTTGATAGGGTCTCACGGTATGTTCCTGTTGCGTTTCCGACAGCTCCTTCAACTTCATAAGCTGGAAGATCTGTATCTGCGAGTTCTCCGTCATTGTATGTAAACAATGCGGCTGCACCAACGATAATGTTAGTGCTTGTACCTCTTGTATATGCCATTTAAGTCACCTCTTCTTTTTATAGATAATAGGCGTGTTTCCTCAAGCTTAAGTATATCAGCTTATTTAAATAATTTGTTTTACTGGCAAAATTCTTTCTGGAGTCCAGTCATAATTCGTCATACTTGGCATTTGGTGGTAGTCATAATCAATGATAATCTTGTTACCACCATAGGTTCTGGCGGTTCCAAAGTCTATGATATCCCTAGATTCTTCTAGCTGATAAACCTTAAAATCATGAAAGTAAAACATGTTATCTACAAGCAATTCTGGGTTTACAACGTTTCCACTGCTATCAATGTTTGCTGCCCCACCTAGGTTTATCTGCCTATTAGCTGCCCAGTTGTTTACTTCCTGGGCGGTCTCGTCTCCACGGTCCATGAGCCTAAGAACCTGCTCTTGGATTTGAACCATTTTTTCAATAGGATTCTCGCCATTTGCATAAAAATAGTACATAATCTGCTCGCACTTAATGTGTGGAAAACTCCTCTTATTCATCTTGATTAATCTGTCCCATGTGGCCATCGTTCCACCAGTAGGGAAGTAAGAATTTAAATCGTTGATCGTAGAAGGCAAGGTAGGGAAAAATGGAGTATCTAGACTAGTGCTATCTAGAATCTTGCTTTGCAGATACTTGTTTATCCATAAAACTGGTGTATTTAGTAATGAATCGTTAGACAATCTTTGCTACCCCCGCATTTGCTACCCAGCGATATCCAGTAGATACTCCGCCAGGCTTTCCAACTCTTTTGCCTTTAGACAAATTCTTTTTGTAAGAAACTGGGTTTTCTAGGTAAGCACCGATTCCGCTGGCTCTTAAAAAGGCTTGAGTAAAATACTTGTTAAAGAAGTTATCAAAAACTTGTTCGAATTTTCCTTGGGTATTTCCACCAGGATTTTGAACAGTGACTGGAGACTTAGTAAAAACTTCTTCCCCATTATCCATAAAGCTTAAAGCTTGTGCCTGTTTTGGAACAATTGTAACAGCTAAACCATTCTCCATGATTCTTGCCTTGTCGTAGAATGGAGTGTTAGATCCATTTTGAATTGTGCTTGATTGCCTAAATGACGGAATAAAAGAAATTCCTAGATTGCTTACTGTATGTGTTATATCATAAAGTCTAGCATTTGGGCTTCCAGTCTTATCCCACTCATACACGTGATGTAAGATTGATGGATTTACCTTAGCATTAGAATCTATATAACTCTTTAATACCTCTATAGTCTTAAATCCAATAGAGTTCATCAAGTCTTGCTTTCCTAGCTGGATGCCGTCTAAAAATCCCACAGAATAATCCATCATATTTTTCATGTCTTTATTAAACTGTCTTCCATCAAACTTAATTCTCATAGGTCTGCCGCCTGATTTTCTGATCTGCGGACAATTACCTTGTAATACTCTACTGATCCAAAAGGTCCTACGAAAGGCTCTACAGTAGCTACTTCAAACAAGGTGGACTTTCCAGCTCTTGGGCCTGATGTTTCTACATAAATTTCATTAAGATGCTTGTCTTTTATGTTAGTAACAATAATATTTGTTATTGAGTTTTGAACGTCTTCATTTGAAAATCTAATGTCTGTTCTAACCCTACCCAGCATTACGCTATCCTGGGTAATATTAGCATTTGGCTTAATATCTTCTTTCCAGGCAGTGCCAGCAGAATTAAAATTACAAGCGATTGTTCTGTCATGCATCCAGTTTTTCTTGACATTTCCATATGGACCTTGATCAACGACTGGGTAGTAAATGTCTGCAAGCATTGGAAAGATAATTGACGTATTCTCGCAGGTAGCCATTATAAGACTCCAAGTCTAGTAATAGACTTAGCATACTTTGAAAGTATCTTGTCTACTATGATATTTCCTGTTCCCTCAAATACCCTGCTGTCAAACTGTAGTCTAAACTGGTCTGTGTTGTATGCAGAAATATATCTTTGGTAGTAGTCATTTCTGCCACACTTGATGTCATCAATCAGCAGAGTTGCTGCTCTAACGATGTCTGAGGGCACTGTAGGATATCCCACCTCTAACACAAACTTATAGTCATATCCGTTAGGAAAACCTCGTAGAGGCGGCAGGTTGGCGTCTACAAGGTCTGAGCCAGCAGCTGGCAAAATTAGAGGAGCCTGTTCGTTTCTATTAACCCTGTCTGCAGCAACCTCTGTGATAGCTGTTTTGTCTCTGGTTATTTCATAGGTTCGGTCTGTAACCAATTCGTTATTTTCGTATACAGACAAGATTCTTTTTGCATCCCACCATAAAGGTATATAGTCTGCTCCAAGACCTACAACCTCTAAAGTTTTCTTTTTGTAGTAAAAGCCTTCTGGAATAACCGAATCGATAACAGCTCTGGCAATTTCTTCATACTTAGTATATTCTGCAATCTCTGAGGCAGTTGTACCTAGAGTGGATGGATCCACATAAGGCCTAACAAGCTCAGTCGTATCATCATAGAGTAAAACATCTACCCCATTTACAGCATCAAACTCTACTCTATAGTCTCCATCATATTTTGCAGGAAGTGTATAAGAAAAGGTGTCTCCAGCCTCACCAGTATGATCCGTAACAACCTCAGACAAGTCGGAAAGGTCTGTGACCCTTATGTAAAAGTCTGTTTCTTCAGTGTACCACTCTGGTACTACAAAATTTAAAGTTAGGTCATCGTGCGGAGCCAGTCTTAATAATTCCATTACTTACCGAAATCTCTCGCAACTTCTTCTGGGGTTGCAATTCTGATGTGGTCACGTGTTGCCCACTTATCTGCAGCCTGCTTTGTCACAATGTTGTAGCCCTTAGAAACCTGACCAACTCCAGACCAGTTAACATTTCTTGTAGAGTAAATTGCAACTGTGTCTTTTGATTCGGATACTTTTGGCTTGTCTGTTTCTTTCTTTTCTGCACTAGCTGATCCAATCACATTTTCTTCATTAGAAGTAACGGACAGATTTGGACTAGTAGCCATCTTGTCTGAAGAAATTACATCGTTACGCTCTTCTTGAGCTTTTACAGCTTCTTTATATTTTTCTATAAGTGGATGAGGAATTAAAGCTTCGCCATCTTCTAGTTTGGCAAGTGGTACATCTTTAAATTTTGAATTATTATTTTCGGACATGACTATCTCCTTCTTTACCTTTAATTATAACAGATATTAGAAAAGGGAGCAGGAGATTTTACTCACCTGCCCCCTTTTAGTAGGTTGCGTTAGACTTATGAAGCGTCTACAGCGTCTGCGTCAGCGAACGCAATTGCGTCCTCTTCTTCCCACTGAATACCAAAACGTACGAATACGGTGTACTCAATGGTGTCCTTCTTAGGAACATACTGACGGTTAACAGTGATGTCTCTCTGGAAACCCCATACACGGTTCTGTGGGAATGTAAGGTCTACATATCCTGCAGGGTAGTAAGGTACTTCCTGAACATCAATGCCTAGAACACGGGTAGTGCGAGCACCACCGAATGTCTGGCCCTGGCCGTCAAGGTAAGCCTGGGTGTTAGCCTGGGTGTTACCGTTGTGGCCTAGTGCCTCAGCAATTGCATCTGATAGGGTTCCGTTGTTCTTAACGATTCCCTGGAATGCGTCTGTACCAGCGTAGAACTTAAGATTGCTCTTAAGTGCACGGTACTTCCTTGGCAATGCAAGAATAATCTTCTGCATTACGTCTGGAGTCCATGAGTTGTCTGCGACTGTTACAACTGCTTCGTGTGCATCTCCTGTTGTAGCCTTGTGGACAAATCCTTCCATGATAGAAGTAAATGCTGTTCCACCAGCTCCAACACCGTTGATAGCTAGATCTTCGATGTCATTTGCAAATGCATTTGTCATCAAACGAACTAGGTGGTCCTCTAGGGCACCACCCTCAACGTTGTCTTCTAGTGCTTCAGCTGAAACTTCCCAGTCCAGACGAATCTTCTTGGTAGAAAGTTCGACCTTTGAGAATGTTGCACCTGTGTTTGTGTACTCTGCATTAGCCTGAGCTGCTGCACGAATAACACGTTCGCCTACGTTAACTTTTTCAAGTTCCATAGAGTTGGCTCGCATAGTTACACGACGACCATCTTTGGCGAGAATAGTGGCGTCCCATACGTAGTCAATAAAACGACGTGCCTGTTCAGGGCGTAGGATACCGCTTGCCGCATCACCCGAAGGATTTACGGCATTTGGACCACTTGTTACTCCTAGTGTTGCTGTTGGGATGTTGCCCAGTGTGTCTGCACCTGGGTTACTTACACCACCAATTCCTCCAGACGCAAAAGCACCTTCGCCATTAACTTCGTTAGCACCAGCACCTGGATAGTTTTTAATAATCTCTTCCGACATAATTGTCACCTCCTGTGATATTTGTTTATTTGAATAGATCGGCAGTTTTGAGGAAACGTCCGCCCCATAGGGATTTCTGAACCTGTTCTGGTTCAGATTCCTGAACGATCTCGCCTAGATCGCCAGACTTGCGGAAAGCGGTGTCAGCCTCAACAGCGTCTACCCTCTTTCCAAACTCGTTAAACTGTCCCTTGGCTTCTGTTACCTCATTTTTTACAGAGTCAATTGACTTGCTTAGTGCAGATACCTGCTCGTGTAGAGCTTTTACGGTATTTGCTAGATCGCTAAAGGCTGATGTTAGAGTACTCTGGATTTCAGTAACTGCATTTACAATTACTTCTTCCGACTTAGATACCCCTTCTTCCTCGGCTACAGCTTCAGACTTCATTTCTTCTTCAGACTTCATCTCGTCTTCAGACTTTGTTTCGTCTTCATCTTCCATCTTCTCTTCATCCATAGACTTCTCTTTGTCTTCAGAGTAGGACTTTTCTACTGCATCTTCGGTTGCGGCATCTGCCTCTGGAGCGACCTGTGATTCTTCTACAACGTCATCAGACTTTTCGACGACGTCTTCAGTGATTGTTGTTTCACTCATAGGACTTACCTCCTTGTTAATCTCAGTTTTAATGCCTTTAGCACTATCAACTAAGAACTTTATCATATCTGTTTTTTCGTTATCGTTCTTTTCAACGAAACCTATATTTTGCATTGGAGCTCCAGACGTTGGGCTTTGCTCTGATTCATTTTCTGACAACATGACTATGCCAGATTCTGCATCCCAAAAGACATTCTCAATTGGGGTATCCAAGCTTTCACCCTTAATCATTTCTACTCCGTCAACTTTTTCGACAGATAAAACATTTGCAAACTGGTTTGCTGGATTATCTACCAGAGACAATTCTACCAGATCGTAGTCTTTTATGATTCGAATTTTTGAATCCATTTTCTCATCATACCCGTCATCCCACTTATTCATTTTTCCACCAATAGAAAAACCAGAAAGTGTGCCGTCTAAGACCTTTTCCCAGGTGTTTTGAGCACCCTTTGAAATATATGTTGATACGTAAACGCCAGAATAGAACTTCTTGGCTTCTGGATCAAAGTACTTGTCTTCTTTAAAAGAGATCATCTTTCCAACTGCTGTTGGTTGATGCATTTCTCTAATGTTACCACGAAACTTTGAGAAAGCCTTTACGCTGGCTTCTGTTGTGACTATGTCAGCCTG